CCTTGCTCATGTCGCGCAAATACATGTCGCAAAAGATTTCATATTCCTTATTTACTCTCTGCGTCTTCAAATTTGAAAGCGCGTCTCTCACAACTTGAAAGCGATGTTCTCTTTCGTGCTTGTCATGAGGGTCGCAATCTTCGTCAGGCTGCATTTCCATGAGAACATCATCGCCGCTTGTAATGAGTCTTGCTTTTGTTTGGTTGCGGCGAATAATATCAATCATGCGCCACTTGGCCATAGTAGTGACCCAAGAGTGAAACGCTCCCTTGCTAGAGTCAAACTTTTTGTCTCGGAAGTGTTTCGCCATTGTGAGGAAAACTTCTTGAACAACATCATCAACATCCTGCGATGGCAGTTTGTAGCTTAGGGCGAGGTTCTTTAGGAACGGATAATATTGGGAAAAAAAAGAGTCCCACTCTTTCCCGTTGCTCCAATCTGTGAGATTTTGTTCGTTAATATTTTCCATAATTAAAATGGTGATTCATCTTCCATTTCAATATAATCGCTGGCAGTTCTTTCGTCAAGAGAATCTTCTACTGCTTGAATGATTTTTTCAAGAACATTAGCTTCAATGTGCTGGTCGAAAAGCGCAAGTGTCCTAGCGTGATGTTTTAAATTCTCTAAAAATTTTTCAAAGTTCATAATTAATGACCAAAAGCTTCGATTGTATATTTGAAAGGGTTGCCTTCGATATTCTTGACAAGATCAAGCATATAAGCAGCAATATCTCGGATTTCTTTTTGAGCGTCAGGCTTGTTGCGCAATTCCAAGAAGTGATGGAAGCTGCGCCAGTTGAACATTACATCAGCCTGAATCTGACTGTTGTATGTTTTGAAGAAACGAGCAGATTCTTTGGCACGTTTGCGACCAAGAACAGGTTCAAGTTGCTCCAAACACTTATGGTAAAGCTCGTTACCAAGTTCTGTGTATTCAGTTAAAAGAGTTGTCCAATCTTCGCCATAAGCATCAATGGTTGTCCCAAATTTATCTGAAATAAATGAAGCTGGAATACCTTCCCAATCTTCAGGAATATAAAACTTATCTTCTTTCAGTTCTTTATACCTAGCACTTTCGCCATTCACAGAAACGCCAACACGGTGTTTAATGAGGTGGATGTGGCTAGCAATATCAGTATCCACAAGAAAATGAAGACTGCTCTTTTCAAAAGGTGTATGATGTCCATGTTCTGCAAGCATTTTCAAGAGAGCAGGAATGCGCGCTCTCTTTTCGTCTGTAATATCTCGGCTTGTGCTTGTCCATGCGGAACATGCATGAACTTCATCATCGCCATAAAAGCCAATTAGTTCTACCTTATTATTCATTATGGTTGCGTGCTGAATCTCGCCAAGTCTCTTTCGAGACGTTCTACAGTGCGTTCTGAATGCCAAATCTCCACAACATCGCTGGAGATATAAACAGAACCATCATGTTGTTTCACGACAGTCCTTGGGCCAAGGAAAATAGCATCGGGTTGATGCGCCCTTCTTCCTTCGACATTTCTCTTAGAAGCGCAAGAACAGCATCCCGCACAAAGCAGGGAGATTGCGATTAAATATTTCATTTTTTGTTTAAATCTTCCCAAAAGATTCGGAATTTCTCTTTTTCCTCCACGATTTCGTCAGTAATGCGAGAGGCTTGATCTTGAGCGTCGGCGTTTGGGATTTTCCGCAAAGCTTCGCGCTTGCGGTCCAAAGCGTCAATTCTAGAATCAAACCTCTCGATTACATCATAAACTGCCAGCTTATTCTTCAGCTTAAAGTACTGAACAAACAATTCTAAAAGCAGAGGAATAGCGTCTAGCAGTTTCACGCTTTTTGCTTGGAGGTTTCGAAGACGACTTTTTCTTCCTCGTTCGGGAAGCACTCACAAATGTAGCCGCCAATGTGTTTGGCGCAATCCATTGCCCAAACATACGCATCAGCGAAACACTTGTCATAAGAGGCTTGATGCTCGCCCTTACTGTTGTAAACTGTGTACCAACTAAGACCTGGTTTTTGCTTCATATTTATTCTCTGTTAATTTTCGAAACTTTGATGAGGGAATCATGAATGAAATGACGGGTTTCCCAATCAATCACTCGGCCATCTTCTTCCTGCGGCAGTTCGCTCACCACCTTTTCAAAAGGCAGGTTGAACGCGGCACAAAGAGACTTTACCTTGCGGTAAACGCCGATTTCCTTATACTTGAGGACTGCCCAGCACAGATCAACTTGTTCTGGCTTGGCGGTTTCGATTGCATTAGCAAGTAGCTTGCTCATTATTTATTTTGTTTTAGTTTGGATTTTGGGGGTTTTGTTTGCTCGTTTGAGCCGTATTATGATACAATGGATACGATGCTTGTCAAGATGTTTTGCTTTTCTTTCGAGGCTTTTTCCTTCCAGCGTTGAAGGTAATCCTGATAGCTTACTGGCGGGTCTTCGGTGAGTGCGGTTACAGATGATTCATCGTCAACAATGAAATAATCAGCCACATCATAGCCAGACAAGGCAATGGTATTTTTACAAGCAGCATCAAAGAGAGGAAGAACATTATAATTAAGACACTCATAAAATCTGTTTGCCAAGCAGTTGTAATTGTTGTGAGTAATTTCGTCTTCAATGTAGAGGCTAGTCTTGTAATCCATGAGCGCGTCTTTTGACCAGTTGATTCGGTCAACGAAGGGGCCAGAGACTCCGATTGCTTGGAATTTCTCTCGATTCTTTTGATGAGTGGATACAATAACATTGCCTTTTAAATACTTACGGAAGCTTGGTTCTCTGTCTTTCCTGAAAGAACCATAATAAACGCAGCCTTTCTTTTGCTTGTTTGGCAAAATTGGATTAAAAATCAAGGCATTAAGATTCGTGAAATGCCAGTTATCCACGTATTTTTGCACAATCTTGGAAATGTCTGGCGAGTGATTGGCGATCACTTCGTAGCGGCGACCAGCTTTCACTGCCATCCACAAGGCGCGAGGTTCGCCTAGATTGTACTCGTTTGTAATATGAAAGAGTTTAGCGTCAGGACTAGCTTGTAGCCAAGCATAATCAACATAAGAATAGTGACTAGCATGATTAAAAATAATGCGGTCATATCCGCTTTTAATCTCGTCGTTAACCGTTGGATAGCTCCAGACCAAATCCACTTCATGCCCTTGCTGAATTAAAAAGTCTTTAATTTGTTTTGCATTGAGCCAGTGCAAATTCTGTGGTTCTTTCAGGGAACCCTTGTGAGAATCAATGATTAAAAACTTCATTGCGGCACGAATTCAAAAGCTAGTCTGCCCATTTCGTTTTCGATGACAGCATAGCCTTCGAAAATGATTTTGTCACTGATAACCCAAGTCTTGTAAATATCAATTGGAATCGCGCCTTTGTCCAAGATTGTAAGCAAATGAGTGTTGTTCTCGCCTACATGATTTAGCGTGCATTCCTCAAAAGTTTTTTCCATCCAATCGAGGTGAGATTGGTTGTTTGCGCCAATGATTCTAATAGTGCCAGTCATATTTATTATTTGTCAGAGCTTTTTTCCCAAATTACGAAAGAAAGATTATTTAATATATCTGAAAATTTAATAATAGAAATTTCGTCTTGACGATTTTTGCGTCTATACAAACAATAAAGGGCATCTGAGGATTTGTCAACAATTTTTTTGAAATCAATAATGGATGAGCATAAGCTCAATAAAGCTTTGCGGCGAACAATCACAAAATCGTTCTCTCTTTCAAAAGCAATATAATGGGCTTTGCCTTTGAGCCAACCATCATTACCAGCAACATTTTTAAACTCTACCCACAAGAGATCATCAGTGCAATCCTCATCTTTGCGGCTGATTTTTTTTCTTGCTTTTACATCAATCGCGTGCTTTTGGGCTTTCTCATTTTCTAGAAAAACATCAATATGCTCAAGCTGTTCTTTACGAGTGGCTTTGGTGACATTCCACAGCTTGCTTTCTGCAATCTTGGCAAAAAGTTGTTCTGCATCGTTGCCCATTTCAGAGCATTGTCCAGAAAAATCGAAGCGATTACGGTATTTCATGCAAGGCAAAATCGTGGAAAACTTTAAAACCAAAGATTCTTTGAATGGTTTTAATGTATTTGTCTTTTTTGTGTTTGCGATTCACGTTTCCCACTACATATAGTACGTTATATTTTTCTTTTAGCAACTGAAAAATGTCTGCAACAACGCTTTTTAACGTGGAAAGCTTTGATTCTGAAGCGGCAAAAACAAATTCGCAATATTGAGATTGAGGCTTCGATTGAATCATTTCTTGCAGAGTCTCGGGGATTGTGAGGCTTTTTAAATTGAAATCAAAAGCAATAAAGCCAATAATTTTATTTTGTTCTGTAGCAAAAATTATTTTATTTGTCTGAACCATGCTCGTAAAATAGTTTTCCCATTCTGAGAATTGACCAGTAAAAGTCTTAGCTTTTGTGGGAAGCGGATGCGAACGAGTGCGGAATCGGAAGTAAAGTTCGAACAATTGACGCTGTTCTGAAGCATCGCCCAAAAATTCGTGTAATTTATAGTTACACCCTTTATTATTTATAGTCATGCCAATTAACGATAAAATTTCTAGAGATTTAATTGATGTTGAGCCAACAGCGATTTTGGAATTTTATCAACTCTATGCAAATACGGCTGAAAGGCCAGATGATTGCTTTTATTTTCATCCTTGTTCTCTTGGCTTAACTCAACAAATTGTTTTAAATGGTAAATCTTATTTGCCAGTAGCGGTTGAAGTTGAAGATTTTGAAACTAACATTTTTAATAGAATAGTTAGACCACGCATTCGTGTTGGCAATCAAGGACTTATTATTAGCGATATTTTATTAAAAAATAATGATTTTAAATATGCCAAAATAGTCCGCAAAAAGATTTTCATCAAATACGTTGATGATGTTAACTTTGATGGCGGGGTAAATCCATTCGGGATAGCAGACCCCAATGCTGAAATTTCAAGCGAAACCTTTGTTATTTCCCAAAAACTGCAAGAAAATAAAAACTTTGTAGAGTTTGAGTTAACCGCTCCATTTGATTTGGAAAATTTTAATATCCCTGGGAGATTGGTTTTGGGAAGATACTGTTATTGGCAATATCGTGGGGTTGGCTGCAATTATTTTGGCCGTCCTGTTTGCCAAGAAAATGACCAGCAGTTTACTTATATACCAACTGGCAATGCTCCCCTAACTGGGGCAGCTTTTGATTATAATACTTTAAATTTAGAATGGCAAGATGCTACCACTTATGAACCTGGTAGTATTGCGTTTGTAATTACCACAAAAGACCCTTTTGTTACTTTTTATGTTTGCAAGCAGCAGCACGTTTCCTCAGTGAATAACCACCCATCTTTAGACGCTTCTCCTTGGGAAAAAGATGGATGTTCGAAATTAATTTCGGCATGTAGAAAGCGGTTTATAAACACAGGTATTCATTATACTGGTAAAGCGCCAAACGACGTTACTGGTCAAGCGACAGCTTCCAATATCGTGCCACAATCACTAGCGGGAGAAAATAAATCTTCAAATTTTTACTTGCCTTTTGGCGGTTTTCCAGCAACAGATAATTATTCTTATGGAGCTTCCTTCCGCAACAGAACGTAGTTTAAAAAAAGCTTTTGAATTTTGCGCTAACTATTCAAAAAATTATTTCAATACAGAATGTTGCGCTCTTATTGGATTAAAGGGTAAATCACAATATTATGCGCAAATTGTTGCCAACCGTTCTCCTGAGCCAATGAGTTTTTTTACTATTGACCCAGTAGATTATTTAAATTTCGCCTCTCAATATAAAGTTCTATTTATTTTTCACTCTCACCCTCATACAGAATCCTCTTTTTCTGATTTGGATAAAGAAAATTCTGAAGCTGTCTGTGTTCCCTTTTTAATGTACTCTGTTCAAGATAACAAATTTGCACTTTATATTCCCGAAAACCACGAATTAGATGTAAATACACTAACCAAGGCAAAAGGTTTAATATGACAGAAGTTCATTTACATGGTATTTTAGCAAAAAAATATGGCAAAGTGCATCGAATTGCACTTAAAAAGCCTCGCGATATTTTGTTTGCAATGGAAGCTAATTATGATGACTTCCTCAAAGATTTAAAAGATTTAACTCGTAAAAATATTTTTTACAGTTTCGTTGTCAATAACAAAGTTTTAACTAAAAACGAAACAGATGCGGCAGATAAATCAATTAAGAAAATTGATCTGGTTCCTATTATTAATGGCGGAGGGGTTGAATTAATTGTTGGAATAATTATTTCAGTGGCTTCTGCGGTTTATTCTTATGTGCAAGCTGGTAAAGTGGAATATCCCAAAATCCCAGGAGCTTCATCAACTACTTCTGCAAATAGCCGTTCTTTAGCTTTTTCCAATCGAGAAAATTTAACTGAACAAGGGAATCCTGTTCCTTTGGTTTATGGCAGAATAAAAATAGGTTCTGCGGTTATTCAAAGTTCAATTAAGTCTTTCCCCTTGTCAATCAGTTTGTCTCAAGAATTTCAAAATACATCTTCGCGTAATTCCGCTAATCAAAATGCTACAATTGATAATTCTTTAGTGGACAACAATAATGTTCAATCAAACTAATGAAACATTTCTTTACTAAAAATTTTAAATTTCTTGGTGCTGGTGGCGGTCCTCAAAAACCCGATCCTCCTCCACCACCAGTTTTAAAACCGCCAAAATTAGGCGATTTGCAAGCCGTTTCATCTTATGAATATACGGAAAGTATTGATCTTATTTCTGATGGTGTGATTGATGGATTCGTAAATCAAAGAGGTGAGTATGTAAGTGATTTGCAGATTTTCGAGTCTGTTTATTTGAATGATGTACCTATTAGGCAAGCAACAAATATTGATGCGACTTCTGTTGACGAAACTTATGATTTATCTTTTATATCAACTGGTGTAACTGGATTATTTTATCCAAGTGGGTTCTCAAGCGGATTTGCTTTGGTTTCTCCTTTAAATTTAACTGGCATTAGCGGAACATCACCAAATGGTATAAGCTATCAATTCATTTATGGAAGAAGTAATATTGCTCAGAATATCAACTTAACTATTAATTCGATTCCTAATTTATCAAGCCAAAATGATGCGTATAGTATTCAATTTAGTAATTTAAAAGCTAAATTTAATTATGGACGATCTACTAATCTAATTAAAAATTATTTATTGCCATCATTGCCATCTCTTACTGACAACGATTACCCGTTTTTTGCGCTCAAATTAAATTTTGCCGTACAAATAACTACTGGTTCTAATTTTAACTATTCTCTAGATAGTTTTGTTAAAATTAATAATGATATTTCTAATTATGCTTATTTACCCTTGGAGGTTGAGCAAGTTCAAACTTCTCGAATTATTGAAGCGCCAAAGCAAATTAATTTAACATTTTTTTCTGGGCAAGAGATTATTTCTGGTGGGCAAACTGGTCTTCAAAATATTTTAACTGGTTCTAGTTATTTATTTTTATCGTGCGCTCCTGGAGAAAGCGGTTTTGTTTATAAAAATTCTGCTGACGCTTTAATAAATTACCTTAGCGGGGTAGATGTTATCACGCCAAGCTCTAAATTTAATTACGGCAATGCGTCGGTAGAAATCCGAAATGGAGAAGAAAACCAAAGACCATTAAGTTTATTTAATAAAACATACATTGATCAGCAATATAGCCAAGTATTGAGGGGGCCATATAAGAAAAATGCACCAATTTCTACTATTCCAAGAACTGATAAGGATGCTTCATTTGTTGATACAAAGTTCGTTACAGGAACGGGTTCTATTGCGTCTCAAGGCTTAATTAGTCAGAGCTTGGTTGATACTTTAGTAAATTATGATTATATCGCCTCTGCTTCTGGGCATACGGCATTATTTACTCCCCGTGTAACAAAGGAGTCTGACAACATATTGAATAATATAGGAGCGTTCAAATTTCTTTCTTGGGATGTTAGCTCAGACGGCAAATATTACAATGTAAAATTTCGTATTGCTGATAAAATTTATAACGGCACCATGACATTTCAGTTGGAAATTAAACAAAATCCCAACGAAATCAGTTATTTTGCAAAAGACGTAATTTTTGAAGACCTTGGTGGAGGTATTAGACGAATCTCAATTTTTACTCCAAGCAGTAATTCAGTACTAATTAATAATACCAATAAAGTAGGAAATTTTGTTTATTATGGTAAAGCGTTAAGAGCCGCAATTGAAATATTAAAAAATGGAGATGGCAGTGAAGATACTAGAAAAATTAGCAATGGAGTTTCTTTTTCTGATTGGAATAAAGATTATGTCGCGCTCATTGACGAAAAGGCAGTTCCAGTTATTCACGTAGTAAACAATCCAAACGTAAATCAAGTATATGTAACAATTGGAGTAAGAGCTTTAAAGGACACTGCTGAAAAGAAGCTATCTTTATTAAGTAACAATCCAAATGGAAAAGGCGTAAAGGCCACCGTAATTGAACCAGGTAATCCATTCCCATCTCTGGTAAGATTCAAAATCGAAACTGGTTATCAAGATAAATTTGGAAATCAATCAATTTATTGGGAAGCAAGCTATCAAATTAAAGGTTATGTTGAAAGCCAAGCTACTATTGATATTGGTCGCGAAGAAAATGCTAATTTAGATGGCGTATCTGGTAAAAGTTTACTTGATAAATATAATCGTTTTATTTTAGGCACGAAAACTATTGCTTCTCCAATTAATTTACCAGAAGCTCAAGCTGGTCAAATTCGTTTTGTAAAAATAACTCGTTTAACGGCGGAATCTTACTCATCTCTTGTCAGGCGAGAAATATCTGTAGAAAAAATTAGCGAAATCATTAATGTTCCATTTTCTTACCCATTTTCAGCCATTTGTGGGTTGAAGTTAGACGCTCGTTCTCTCAGCGAAATTCCTTCACGCAGTTATGATGCCCGATTTAAGAAAGTTTTCGTTCCCAGTAATTACTTTCCTTTAAAGCCGAATGGTAAAGACAAGCGTTATATTTTGCCGACTGAATTGGCCGCATTTAATGCTTTGCCGTCTAATAGTTTAGACCGATTGGTTTATCAAGGCAATTGGGATGGAACTTTTAAATTGGCTTGGACAGATAATCCTGTTTGGGTTCTTTTTGATTTATTAATCAATAGAAGATATGGTTTAGGTAATTTTATTTCGCCCGATCAAGTTAACTATTGGGAGCTTTATAAAATTGGACGTTTTTGTGATGCCGTTGATTCAGATGGAAAATTTGTTGGTGTTCCTGCTGCTGATGGCGGTTTGGAACCTAGATATGGATTCAATGGCGTAATTGCTGACAAAACTAATGTATTTGAAGCTTTAAAAAGCATTGTCTCAGCTTTTCGAGGCAATATGTTTTATAGCAATTCGGAAATTAATTTTACAAATGATCGTCTAAAACCAATCATGGCATTTTTCAATAATGCTAATGTCAAAGACGGTATTTTTAATTACAATAATGATCGCAGAGATTTAAAATATAATGTAATCGAAGTATCTTTCTTGGACCGAGATGATTTATACAAAGAAAAAATAGAATATGTGGAAGACCCTGACGATATTAAAGTTCGCGGTATTTTAAGAACATCTGCTCAAACTTTCGGTGTGACAAGTCGCGCTCATGCTAAACGCATTGGTGAACACATTCTTTACTCAACAATCAATGAAGATCAAAATGTAGCTTTTGTTGCTAGCAATGAAATTCTTCTTTGCCGTCCTGGAGATTTAATTAGCGTTAATGATGAAATCAAAACATTAAAGCGTCATGTTGGTCGAGTTATTGATATTGACACTGGCAATTATACTTTAACGACAAATATTTCATTATCGTCTTCGGACTTTTCTTCATCTGGTTTAATTCCTGAAATTTCAGTTTTAATTCCAACTGGCAAATATCAAAGCAGCGATTTTTACAATTTAGCTAAAAGTGCCAGCGGACTAAATATTGCAGACGTTTATCAAACTGATATTCCCGTTACAGTCACTTTCCCCGCTACTGGTACTGGTTTGCTGGATAGCCCGTCTGCAATACCTTATGGTTCTGTTTTTTACGTTAACCAAACATCTAGCGGCATACCGTTATTTAATCAAATAAAAATTGGAACTCCATGTTCAATCACTGTAGCCAACATCCAACAAGATATTTACAAAATTCAATCAATTAAAGAATTGAATCTGAACGAATATGAAATTATCGCTTCCAAATTCGATACTGGTAAATTCGCTGAAATCGAAGCGTCAGAAACTGGAGCTTTA